CGTCGTTCTTCACGTGACATAAGCCACTGAGCAAAGCGTTCAATTCTAGTTGCGGTTTTCGATTCTTCAATTGGTTTTTCATCAGTCATAGTAATACCTCTTCAATAGTGTCTAGTTTTTTTCCTGCGTCTCTACCCATCTTTGCTCCACGTGCAGTAGCCATTGCTAAGCCGCCAAGCCAAAGAGTATCGACAATAGGAAGAGGGCCGTCAATCCAGACGATAGGGTAAGTCCAGACATACGCGGTAAAACCAATCGCAGCACCTATGCCTTGGCCGATTGCAGTAAATGGTATGTCGGTTTGAACTTCAGTAGGTTTAGGGGGTGGCGCTTGAACTACTTGTGCAGCTACAATAGGAGATTGTCTTGTCTGGTCACCCAGCAACTTCCACCAATCTTCTTCAAGCATTAGTTGACATCCTGTTGCAGTAAGTAAGAATTACGAAGTCGCATGACATACGACAAATCGTTTTCTTCCTTGCCACTACCAACTAGGATTACTCTCATGTGCGGTAGTTGAATACCAGAGCCGTTAGGGATGGATTGGCCACCAAGAGGTTGAACAACAATAAATCGTGTAACATACAATCGGTCTGAAGCGGTTGGTGTCATTGACCCAAACTCATTCGTTGAATAAACAACGCCTGCTTGTTGTGGCAAGGAAGAATTGTGTACAATCATTTGAACACGACCGTAAAGGATGTTTTCAAAACCAACAGTAGAATTTTGATCGGTTGTACGTCGTGGGTTAATTCCCGGACAACTGTAAACAGGAATCCAAGACGTTCCATCGCCACTGTAAGTTTGGTCGCCAATCCACTTGTCAACGTTGAAAGGACTTTCAGAAATTAAAACGTATTCAAATAATGCACCATAAGGAACGTAACCTAGAGCAGGGTCTCCGGGGTCTCTTGGAACGACTCCCGGTACTGTGTAGAAAGGTGAGTTTTGAACAGTAGCTGCTTCTGGATAGAATGTCTCTTCTTGAGTAGTAGTCATACCGCCAATATCAATCTCGTCTTGGGTGTAAAGTACGTTAGAATTGCCACCAGCATATTCCCAAGGCCCATTGCTCGACCACGTAGTTCCAGAAGCAGTGTAGGTAAACGAGCCTCCTCGCATTACAGTGTCAAGCATTACTGTTCGACTCATTTCTTACCACCTTTCTTTTTCTTAGAACCTTTCCAAGACTTTGCAGCTCTCTTGAACAATGTGTTGTGAGGTGTCTTTGGATGTTTCTTCTTTAGACGTGCAAGTTCTTTCTTCATGTGCTTGTTGTATGCAGATGGAGCGCGCTTAGCAGCCTTGACAGTCTTCTTGACTGCAGATTTACCTGCTCGACGTGCGGTGGACTTTGCTTCTTTCTTTGCAGCATCAACAAACAATGCTTTCAATTCATCAAGTGTTCCTTCAACTTTAACCAAGGTAAACACCTCAGTTGTCTGCTGCAGTCGATTGGATAGCGATGGCCATGAAGTCCTTTGCACCAAGGGTAACAATGGAAGCGTTGACACGAACGGTAACGTTCAATGCTTTGTTGCTATCAAGTCCAGTTGTTCGACCGACGATGTACAATGTGTCGTTGACGATGTATCGACCATCGTCAGAACCTTTGCCGAAGTTGTCGGGATAAAGGTCAGCCTCATTTGACAATTGGTTTGTTCCAGTGTCGAAGTTAAGTTGTGCTGATGCGACGAGGGAACGATCGTTAGCAAAAACCAATCCTCCACGGTTTAGGTCAGTGACTTGAACCTTAGATTCCGAATCACCTGCAAAGGTGGATTGCATTACTTCGTTTGAATCCGTACCTTGGTAAATAAAGTCAACCGAATGTACTTGGAGAGCTTGGCGGTCTCCGACATCAACGTAGGATGAAAGGTCGATGTCAGCGAATGTAGTTGTAGCGTTCGCTGAAACTGTAAGTCGTTCGGTTAGCGTAAATATTGCGGTTTTCTTTGTAGCCATTGTATCACTTCTGAGTGGTCGAGGGAGTTGTTTCGGTTAATGAAATATCGGGCCGGCTCTCCCCCAACCAACTATTCGTTACCTCGACACCCTATAAACTGCACTCATCTTCTTGCGAGCGAAGCGAGTAAAACAGGCTTCAAGGCGTACTGGGGCCTGCCCCAGTCGTCGTCTGAAGCCGGTCTGTTCGCATAAAGCCTATATCCAGTTGGCCCCCACAGGGGTTTACCGGAGGCTGATATGCTGCCGCCTATATGCATTATACATACATATGCATTGATATAGCAGAACTCCTTACGCTGTAACATGGCGGAAACACCAAACACGGAATGGATAATTGATTTTATCCGAGGCATGACTGAGCGACAAGAAGATGTATTGTATAGAATGATACATCAGGGTGACTTTATCCTTTCTTTGGAGGAAGAGGAATGAGAAACAAGTCGATTTCATTGTGCGACAAGTCGTTTGAAGTGGCGAAGCGAATGCCGAACTTTAGCGGATGGATTCGTGAGCAGCTGCTTCGATACCAACCCGAACAGAAAGTGAAAGTTGAAGTGAAGAAGAAAACATTCAAACATGCGACTTGTCGCAACTGTGGAATGATAGGAGACCACTGGACTCTCGACTGCCCTACGTTGGAGGCGTTTGAATGATTCAAGTTCGATGCCCACGATGCAGTCAAACACAACCGTACAGAAAAGGTACAGGACGTCAGATGAGATGTAATGTCGACAAGTGTTCACGCAGTATAACGCTCAGACATGAGGTGAAAGAATGAGTGCATCCTACAAATGCGACTGTGGACACCTCATGGGCTTGCCAAGCGCACCTTCACCGGTTGTCGGCTTAGCATGTGGCAATTGCAACACATACTGGAACATTAGCTACAACCCAAACAAGTTGTTGGGTGTTGTCAGTGAATGGCGATGTTCGGGGTGCAATACTAACAAGGCCCGATGCCGAGATATGTTTTGGAATCGTGACAAGTGTCGTGCGCCTAAAAGTAAGGAATGAACATTACAGCTGCTCTGACAGCATCGATGCCACCGACCATAGCGAGAGTGAGAAAGGACACCAACACGTTTAGTTTGACTAACGTGTCAAGGTTTGTCTCTTTCTCTCCACGTCGTTCTTCACGTGACATAAGCCACTGAGCAAAGCGTTCAATTCTAGTTGCGGTTTTCGATTCTTCAATTGGTTTTTCATCAGTCATAGTAATACCTCTTCAATAGTGTCTAGTTTTTTTC